GCTTTATCACATAGTGAAGCTATAGAAGAAATGAAAAAGGATGAATGGTCTGGTGAATGAGGATTGGAAAGATTACGCTAGCATACTAGCATTTTTAACAATTATACTTGGTGGGTTAATAATTTTAGGAACATGAGTAGTGAGAAAGATTACATACCACAGACAGCGAGAAGTTACAAGACAGGATTGGTTGACGATAACCTTAGTATCCATCTTAACATTAAGTGGCTTATACAAATTTGTGTTGCCATTTCTGGTATTGTTTATGGATACCTACAAATTACAAATAGAATTACAGAGCTTGAGCGAAGAGTTGAACTCTCTGATACCAACATTGAAGAGCTTGTAAATAAACATATAGAAGAAGAACAAATTAAGCTAGCACAAATGCAGGAGCAATTAAAATGGTACGAAGAGGAATTAAACTTAAATCCTTTATCTTGGGGAAAAAGAAAAAGAAAAAAATAAATCTTACCGATTGGTGGATTGAAGACAAATGGACTGAATTAGATGATATTGAACATGATTATTTTATTAACAAAGAATTACGAAGAGTGCGATAATGACTCAGAAACGCTTTTGCTGTACGATATGTAACGATTGGTGCTTAAAACCATACAATGGTTTATGTAAAAAGTGCGATGAAGAACAAATTACAGGACATTTAAATAAAAATAATAACATTTCTACTTCATATAATTTAAATTATTCCTATATTTACAAGGATGAAAAATGAATTTTCTAGAGATTTACAGCGAAGCGGGTATGATAGGTGTCGTAGGGGCTTTGCTAGTGTATATGGTCTTCTCTATGAACAAAAGAGGGTCTGCGCAGGCAGAAAGTTTAGCAGACCTAAAAACAGAAAATAGAGGACAAAGCGAAACGCTAGAAAATACAGAAGGCATGCTTATTAAGTTAATTGATAGATGGAACAAAACAGACGAAAGACTTGATAGAAAATTTGATGACCTTACAAAAGAAATAAATGATTTAGATAATCAAGTATCAGAAATAAAAGGGATAATATCAAGATTAAATGGTAAGCACTAATGAAATTAAATACTAACATATCATTAGAAAATATTGTTACAATAATAGCTCTTATTTGCTCTGTTACGCTAGCATTTGGATTTATGCAGTATGATATAGACATAATTAAAAAAGAGCTTGATTTAAAGGCAAATATCACCGAATTAGATGCCGATAGAAAGCTTATTACATACAAATTGGACGTGATTATGAAAGATATTGAAGAAATTAAATTAACACTAAAGGAAAGGGAATAATATGGACTTCTTTAATGATTGGCTTAGTTGGTCTAACTTATTTTATTTAGTTGGATTAATTATAGCTGGATACGCAACATCTGTTACTGCTAAAAACAGAAATATTGTAATACAATTAGGTGAGCTAGTAAAAGCGCTAGAAGAAGGGTACAAAGATAAAAAGCTTACTAAATCCGAAAAAGATAAAATTATGAAAGAAGCACTAGATGTTGGTAAGGCCGTGCTTCAAAGTAAATGGAATCTCTGGGGTAAGTAATGCCAAAATTTGGAAAGAGGTCAAAAGACAGATTAAAAGGAGTTAATCCAAAGCTAGTAAATATTCTTAATGAACTTATAAAAATAATGGATGTAACTATTATCGAAGGACTAAGAAGTAAAGAAAGACAAAAAGAGCTTCTAGCACAGGGTAAATCAAAAACAAAATATAGTAAACATCTTGAAGGTAAGGCCGTTGACTTAGCACCTTATCCAATAGATTGGGAAGATAGAGAAAGGTTTCATTATATGGGGGGCATGTTAAGAGGAATTGCAAAACAACTTAATATTAATATTCGCTGGGGCGGAGATTGGGATAATGATGGCGAAATAGCAGACAACAGCTTTGACGATTTAGTTCACGTAGAACTACTAGATTAGTTTTGAAAAAACAAAAGAACGGTCTTACAAGAGATAAATTTTGTAAAGACTCAGAAGGTAATGTTGTTGGTTGTCCTCATTGTCAGTCTACTGACGTAAGAAAAGATGGCTTTCAATATTGGAAAAATAACAGAAAAAGACAACGCTTTTATTGTAACTCTTGTTTTAAAAAAACAATAGCTCCAGAAATTATAGAAGAAAATAAGTTTGCTAGAATGGTCGAACCCGATGAGGATATTGACATAAAAGAGCTTATCAAATACAGAAATAAAAGATACAATAAAAAATATTCCGCATACGAACAAAAAAAGTTAATAGATATAGCGATTAATATAAATGGCCCTATAGGTATATGTCATTTTGGAGACCCGCATGTAGATGATGATGGTACAAACTTAGCTGAGATATTTGATTTATGCGACCTTATAGAATCAACTGACGGTATGTTTGCTGGTAATTTAGGTGATGTTCAAAATAATTGGGTAGGAAGACTTCAAGCATTGCACGGTCAGCAAGCAACAACTGCTAAAGAATCTTGGGCCTTAACTGAGTATTTTCTAGAAAAGCTAACTTGGCTATATCTTATAGCTGGAAATCATGATGTATGGAGTGGTGACGGAGACCCTCTAGACTTTATTATGCGAGGTAAGCCTACCATATATCAACAGCACGGTGCTAGAATGAACTTAGTTTTTCCGAACGGCAGGACTGTGCGCATAAATGCTAGGCATCAGTTTAAGGGGCATTCGATGTGGAATACAGCTCATGCTATAAGTCGAGCTGTGCAAACAGGGTGGAGAGACCATATTCTAACAGCGGGTCACATTCACGTGTCAGGGTATCAGGTTTTGAAAGACCCTGCTAGCGGGCTTATAAGTCACGCTATACAGGTAGCGTCGTTTAAAAACATGGATAGCTACGCAGATAAGCTAGGATTAGATGATAGAAATATATTTAATGCTCCTGTTACAATCATTGACCCAGCATATGAAGATAATGATAACAGACTTATTACTACATTTTTTAATCCTTACGAAGGCGCTGAGTATTTAAAATATAAAAGAAAAAAATATAAAAAACTTTTGTAATATTCTTTTTACTAACTATATTCAAACCTAACAAAACAAAGGTAAAGGAATATTATGCAAGAATTTTACTCAGTAAAAGAAGTTGCTAGCCAGCTAAATGTGACAGTTGGAACTGTTAGAAGTTGGATAAAAACAGGGACACTCAAAGCAAGTAAACCAAACGGTAAGAATTTTATCATAGTTAGAACAGAACTAGATAATCTTATTAATAAAACAGTATATAAACCTGTAGACCTATAATTATTAGTTCTTGAACTTTAGTGAAAGAACTAATAATTATAAGAGGTCAACATGAAAAAAAGTGAGTCAGTTGCTCGGCAAGAGTGCGCTAACTATAATGTAGGCAAGTGTAGTGGTGTTATGTTTGTTAGAAATGAAAGTGGTAAACAGATTGCTCAAGTGCTCAGCAAAGAACATGAGGGAAAAGATTGTTTTGCAGAAAAAGGGTGTGATTATTTTAATCAGATAGTATTAAAAGGATGTAGCTATGCATGAAGATAATGTTTTAAAAATGACAATTAAAAAAGGCAAAAAAAATACTGATGAAGATGCTAAGAATTTGTACTACACTATTTACAAACTAGCAGAAAACTTAGGTTTTAGGGTTATAGCTCCAAAATCTACAGATAACCAACTAAAGGAGGATGTAATTGAAACTAACAAAAAAATATAAGCGTAAATCAAAGAATTTATTTATGGATGCAGTTATACGAGGAGTATATAAGTTTTTTGAGTCACCATTTAAAAAGGGGGTAAAATGAGTAGCGATACAAAAGAATCTCATCCTGTACTTGTTTTAGATGAATTAAAAAACGAGAAAGATTACAGGATTGCTGAAGAGCAAGTACAAATAAAAGATGTGCATGCTGACCAGCTTTTATGGAAAATTAAAGAGTTGGAGAAAGATATTGAAGAGCTAGAGATGAGAAAGCAAGAATCGATTGATTTTTACGATAGGAGAATCTATTCTGTTCAAAGTCAAATTAATTATAGAACTCACTTGCTAGAGCAACACATGAAATTAGAAAATCAAAACTCTGGTAAGAAAACATCAAAGTTACCTAACGGTGTACTTCGATTAACTACGAGAAGAAAACTAAATTTTAGCGACGATAAAACATTGTTGAAGTTTTCATTTGACAACAACATACCGACTAGAGTCGTTGAAAAACCCGATAAGAAAGCTATTGCTCAATATATACAAGTAATGGGAGATAAACCCGATATTTGTTATGAAGAGGAGAAAACTAGCTTTAGTTACCAAACAACAAAGAACATAACAGAGGAGTAAATATGTCTGTAAAAATACATGGTAAAGAATACCGAACAGTTGCTGAAAGAGTTAATCTTTTTCATGAGGAGCATAAAGATGCAGTAAAAAGCATAAAGACTAAAATATGTTTTACCGAAGAAAATAAAGTAGTGATGAAAGCTACAGTTTCTGTAAATGATAGCATATATACAGGACATGCTGAAGAGGTGTATGATAGTAGTATGATTAATAAAACTTCTGCGCTAGAAAACTGTGAAACATCTGCTATCGGTAGAGCATTAGCTAGTGCTGGATTTGGTGGAACTGAGTTTGCATCTGCTGATGAAGTTGCTAATGCAATATCTCAACAGAATACAAAACCTAGCGCACCTTCAAGTAATGGCCAAGCTCAAAGCAATGAGCCTTATGTTCATACTGATAGTGCAAGAAATTCTATGATAACTTTTGGTAAGCACAAAGGAGAATTGTGGAGAGATTTGCCTAAGGATTACGTAACTTGGTTAGCCAATAATTCAGATAATGTAAAATGGCAAACTATGGCGGTAGCAGAAATTACTGCTAGGGCATCTGAAAATATGGACGCTAAGAAGAAAGAAGATAAGCATGATGAGAAGGAAATTCAGAGAGAGATGCAACTAAGTTCTGAGCCAAGTTTAGAGTTGGGGGTAGATGATGACTTACCGTTCTAAAGGACAAAAAGAGATTATCTTGGAGCATTTAAAAGAAAATAAATCTATTACATCATGGACGGCTATACAAGAATATGGCATCACAAGATTATCTGATGTAATATTAAGGCTCAGAAGAGAAGGTTATAATATAGTAACCAAGATGGTAAGCTCTAAAGATAGACGAGGAAGGGACAGTAATTATGCTAAATATGAGCTTGTTGAGCAAATTACTGTAGGTGATAATTACAACTTAACATTCATGTAGGACTCCGCAAGGCCACATGATAACAGGGGCAAGAGTTTTTTCTTGCCCCTACAGGGATATAAAATGAGTGTAAAAAAAAATAAAAATGATGATAATTATGTAGTAATGGAAAAAAGAGATATAGGATGGATACTTAATTCTTTTGAATGTTTTTGGGATGAATTAAATAGTGATTGTAAATATACAGTAGAACTTCTAGCTACAAAAGCTGGATTTAAACGTTATACTGACTTAAGAAGAATTAAGTATAAAGCTTTAAGAGGAATAACTGCTGAATATAGGCTTTTAAATGAAGATAAATTAGAATTTGTAAATAAAAAAAAGAAAGCTAAAAATGCCAAGTAGAAGTAAGCAAAAAGGTAATAGATTTGAACGTGAAGTTGTTAATATTGCTAAACAAAACAATGTAGAAGCTGAAAGAGCCTATGCTAGCAATGGTCTATCATTAGGGCATGCAGAAGAAGTTGATGTCGTACTAACAGGTAAAGATAAAGAATGGCGAGTTCAATGCAAAGTTAGAAAAAATATAGCACAATGGATAAAACCTAATCCCGATACTGTAGACGTACAAGTTGTTAAAGAAGATAGGGGAACAATTTATGCAATTTTACCGTTTGATGAGTTTCTAGAATTAATACATGATGATACTGAGGATTTTAAGTCAGAAGAAAAAGCAATGATTGAATCAGAAAGGATGGCGGATATAGGAAGGAGAATCGATGAGGGAATATAATCTAGGGGAACAGGTAACTGCGAAGATTACCCTGCCAAACGGAGAAGAAGATTACGTAAGCGGTGAAGTAGCATCTGTATCTGATGATTATATTTTTATCATATCAAAATGGCCTAGAAAAAAATACTATTCTATAAAACGAGAAAACATACTAACAAAAAACGAGGAAAATAAAAATGGGTAATAAAATAGGGAAGGCTCCAGCATTTCAATTCTATGCTGGTGATTTTTTATCTGATATAAACGTAACTACTATGACTATGGCGCAAAGAGGTATATATATAACTTTGCTAGCATACGAATGGATTGAAGGTTCATTACCATCTGATATTCTTAAATTAAGAATACTGTGCGGTAACCATACTGATTTTGATAGCGATTGGGACGTAGTAAGTGGTTGTTTTTTTGAAAAAGATGGTAGATTGTATAATAGAAGACTAGAATCTGAGCGTACAAACATGATAGAATATAGAGAAAGAATGAGTGCTAATGGTCGTAAAGGTGCAAAGTCTAGATGGCAAGGCCATAGCAAGGCTATAGCTGAGCCATCCATAATAGAAGTAGAAGAAGAAGTAGAAGTTAAAGTAAAAAGAAATAAAGATAACCAAGTATTTAAAAAAGAATTTGAAAGCGATTTTTGGTCAATATATCCAAGACGCGATAATAAAAAGAGAGCTCAAGATAAGTTTATTAGTCTTAGAAAAAAAGGAACTTCTGTTGAGACTATTATAAACGGCTTAGAATCTTACAAAAAATATTGGAAACAACATGGTACAAGCGCAGAGTATATTCCTATGGCTAGCACATGGTTGAATCAAGAGCGCTTTAATGACGAGTTATTGAGCGATACAAAAACTGTTGATAGATTGTCTGTGAAAAAAGATATTGAAAAAGAATATATGTGTCCAAGTTGTGAGCATACAATTAAGACAAAAGAAGAAGACTTTACAGGAAGCAAAGCATTGTGTAAATCTTGTAAAGAAGATTTTTACTTAACTAAGGTAAGTGCTATGATTGAAATAAGAGCAAAAAAAGCTGAGCTAGCAAAGTCCAGAAGCCCCAGAACGCCAGAATCTGGATTTCCAGGGAAAACTCAAGCTAGCACAAGCTCAGATGAATCAACTCAATCATTAGGTAGTCTGTTAGAGAATTTGGGGGTGCAGTAATGCAAGGTTGGCGCTTTTCGATTTTTGTTAAAAATAAGTTGTTTATCATTACCTGTGGTAGGAGTATCGCTTTATGATTAAAGAACTGATAATTGACGATTTAAGTCGTGCCCCCAAAAAATATAATGGATTCACGGATTACGATGGTAAAAAAGCAGACGTAAATATTAAATATTGTTGTAAGTGTAGAAGATGTTGGGAGAAAAGACGTAAAACTAATGGAAAAATACATGTTTTACATTATGAAGATTTTGTAACTTATGGCAAAGAAAGAGAAGTGTGCGATAAATGCTTATAATTACTAGGGGCGCGAATCCCTTGAGCAAACCTCACTTGTCTAAAACCCGTGTCCTCCGTCGCGCCCTTAGTTATGAAGCTGAGCTAGCATGAACGACAAGATAATAGAGCTAATTCAGCAAAGACTGGATATTGGTAAGAGGGAATACGGTGAGCAACTGGATGTTTTTGATGGTAGGGACTGGGAAAAAGAAACGCTAGAAGAACTATTAGACGCATGCGTGTACCTATCTTCAGCAATATTAAAACTTATGCTAGCAAAGGAAAGGAAGAAAAATGAGAGCAACTGAGTTTATAGATTTTATAAACAGAGATAGCCTGTCTGATGATTTTCAATATTCTCATTTAGAAATAAAAGAAGAAGTTGAAAATGATAAAGGCGGTGTAAAATTTGTAATTAGAAAAGATTACAAGAAAATTAGGCACGATTATAGAAAGGATATAGATGTTAAAGAAACAACAGTATAAAGAGCAAAGAGATAATCTAGGCGCACATCTTAAGAATACCGTAAACAAAGTTTATCAAATAACTGACGGCATATCTCAAGTTTGTAAGCTAGCACGAAACGGCAGGTTGGGAAAAGGTAAAGCATTTAAAGAGATAGAGAAGTTAGCATCTGAGCTTAGAAATTTTAATGACGTACCCGCAAACATGGCTTATAAATTTTCGCCTACAGGTGATTGGGAAGATTCTAAAACTTGGGAACATGAAAAAGAAAGCAATCCTAAGTTTATTTTAAATAAAGAACAGGCTGATAATAACATATATCCAACTATCAATGATTTTAAAAAAATAGTTGAAAACTACAAGGGGAATTAGTATATTTTAGCGTTTGTTATTTGTTAGTTATGTCTAACTCATTTATTATTGGTTTAGTTATGTTATATATAATTAGTTAGACTATTATAATGCGAGGGCGGTTCTTTCTCGGTATCTTTCTACCGCCCTCGCTCCTCTTAAGCGGGTAACTAGTTAAATGGGTCTAACTCGGGATTAGGAATAACCTTCAAGCTTTTTCTAGCATCTTCTCCACCACTAACTTTTATATCCTTATTCACTTCCTTTAAGTACGTCAAAGCCTCTTTATGTTTTCCTTTATTAAGTAATCCTTCTATAAAATCAGCGTTCTTCGTATCAAGCTTAGTTACATACAGGATAGCATGTCTTTGCTCATTCGCATCTGCTCTAACTTTCATAAGATTCATGTTCTTATTCATGTCTGAATCTTCTTTTAAAAAAGATTCTATTCCATGACAATCAGCTATTCCATAATATAGGTTTTGCATTTATTTCTCCTTTTTTGTGAGGGCCAACATATACATGCTGACCCTCGGTTGAATACATAATTTACGCAGTAACCGTCTGTTCGTCCAGCGCAATTAATCCCTCGATGATTTTTGGTGCTAGCTCGGGATTGAATGCTACCCCCTTACGTGTTGGAATCATCTCATCAGTATCTTTTTTCTTCGTCCAAAGTCTTATCTGCCCAAAGGTTCTACCGTTTACGGTGTCTTTTGTCACTCTAATTTCACTATTATCACTTACTTGTATTGTATGCATTTATATGCTCCTTTTTTTTGTTATTGATTAAGAATTGCCGACAATATCTGTGTTAGAAATACTGTCTAAAAGTTTTTTTACTTCATCTGTAAGCTCATCCTCGGGGATAGTTATAGCATCTCCGATGTATGTCTCTAGTATCTGCCCCTCGGAAGTATGTTTAGCAACTATCTGTAAAGATTCTGTATCGTCTATAATACCGCATTGTTTAGCTAAATCGTCGGGGTTTAGAATTAGATTTTCATCTAATCTGTTTTTACGGAGTTTGGATACGATTGGTACAATCATGGTCTGCATATCAGCTAGCACAGTACCCACAATCAGCGCTCTGTGCCTCTTGTCTACATTAGCGTTTTCATTACTGAGGGCCTTGCTAAGCGCTCTGAAGATAACGTTTGTGTAAAACTTAAACAGTTTATCGACAGTTTTTCTGTCGCTCTTGCTCATGTCTTCTACCATAACCAAGTTGGTGGCTACGAGTTCAGCAAAGAAATCCCTCGCCTTTTCAGATGAAAATTCGATTGTAATTGCTTTTTTTGGTTTTGCCATGTTGTTGGCCCTCCGTTTGTTTTATTTAATTAATTATTACTTTCACTAAAGTATCAAGTAATAATTAATTAATATATGGTTGAAAAAGTTTAGGTATTGGTCGGTTTGTCCACTTGGCATTATTCAGCTTTTCACCTACATAATATTTTCTGTATGCTAGCACAGAGTATTTGTCTTTGTACTCGTCGGGCATGGCTTGAGCAAACGGTGTAATCGTCGGATGTTTTGATATATCTGTGCTAAGTATATTTTTCTTACACCACTTAATAACTTTTTCAGACATGTGAACTTTGCCGTATCTGTGAGTGTACTCAGATGCTAGCGCTAATCCATGATTTACAAGCCAAAAGAAATTACCGATGTTTTCCCTCGCCCATTTAGTGCATGGATGATTGTAATGCACCCTTTTGTAAGGTACATCATACACATTCGGGTCAAACGTGGAGCATAGCATTTGCGCTGATTCTAGCACCATTTTAACAACATGTTTATCATGTTGCATTTGTGCTGATACGATTGGACTATGGCTAAGAGCAAATATATTCATTTATTTATTCTCCTTAGTTGTTGTTATAAAAATCATTAAAGTTTTTGTAATCAGATAATTTTCTCAAGCTTATTTCATTATGCAACATCTGTATAAAGCCGTTATCTTTATCTATTTGAAAGTTTTCAATATTTAGCATTTCTTCATGCTCGGGCGATAACCTAAAATAATTCAAAAAATCTTCTCTTTTTTCAATCGACATATATTTTAATAAAAAATATAGTTGCTTTAAGGCGGTATCTTCTTCGTGCATAGAGTCAAAAGTTCCAACGGTAAAACTACGTCCAAGACCTACATCTACAATAATTAAATACTTATTCATTTGTTTTCCTCATTCTTTTATTAATTATTACTTTCACTAAAGTATTAAGTAATAATTAATTAAACCAGCTCGGTTTCTGTGCTATGTTTTTGAGTGCTTTATCAAGGCCATCAAGAGCATGCTCTTCTGTTTTACAGAACTTTTGCTCTACTGTATGTATCACATTAAGCTCACGTTTGTAGCAATCGGATGTCTGTGTCTGTCTGCCCATGCTACCATCAAAGCCGTATTTTTTGCCCATGATACCAAACATAAGGAATCGAAATAATCCTGGAAGACCCGCGCTCATAAGTCTGTGAACATCAAGAGGCTCGTTAGGTTTCTTGATTGGTATAGACATACCAAAGTATTTCCATGACTTAGAACCCTCGTATCTACAAAAATTGTATGCAAACACCTCACATGAGTATCCAAGTTTTGTAATAACGTCACAAATTGTTGCTAGCGTGGCTCCTAGCATAGCGAAGTCACGTTCTTTGTGGCCATACGCTATGGCCATATTCATACCTATCCTCACATTAGCACGCTTAGACTTACGTTCGACAGTTGTCCAATAATTATCGGAACCAGCCATTAATCTAGACATACTTAAATCATCACCGTCCTCGCGTCTGACTCGCTTACGTTTGCAACTGATACCCGAGCCAGCGAACTTAGACACGTCAAATTTACCGTTGATGCTAGCACGAAGTTTATGATACCGTCGAATCATAGGCTTAGATGTTTGGCCCTTTTTAAGATGGCTCAAAAGCGACTCTTTTGTATCTACGTATTCGCCAAACTGCCATTTAGAATCTCTGTCCTTTTCGTAGTAGTAATCTAGCTCATCGATTATATTTAGGAAAGAGCGCATGTCTTTCATGTGAATGATAGCATGCTTACCTTCGAATTTATCGTTGATAATTTTAGGTTTGAGTATGTTAGTGAAATCCATGTATATACCTCCTGTATAAGTTATTTATATTCTCGTTTGATTGACTTGATGTCGACCTTATCAAGTTCCTCTTTCGTCCAATTTTTTATGAACGTATCTAGTATTTGAGAGTTACTGTCTCCAGCTAGTCTCCACTTTTGACCGTCTAGAAAACATCTAGTACTGATTGTCCTGTTGATGTGGTTCTCATCACATTTGGCTCTGAGGCTCCAAAACATCTGTGCTAGCTCGGAGAAATCACCTACAAGCGCTCTTTCGATGTTTTTATCATAGTCGACATAAACCTTCTGTAGTTGCAATCTGTCTAGCGTAGCTAGGTCTAGCTGGCCTCTACCAGCGAACTCGAAGTCTGTTCCGTCTCCCCATGTATTTGAGCACACCGCTACATGAAAGTTTTCATGTTTCATAACATGAGGATTGTCCTTGTCGTTTGGTGTGCTAATAATGCCTTGATTATCGAACACAGAATTAAATATAAGACCAGCATTTGCATCGAAAGCATCGAACTCATCGAGACATAGAAATTTACCGTCTCTAAATGTATTTGATACGACACCATCAATGAATGTACCGTCGAAAGTCATACGGCCTGTCATGTGAGCCTCAGTAACTCCAGCACTACCTTTTAGGTACTGATAGGTATTGTTTTCAGCTTTGAAGCCTAAGGCTTCAGCGCATTGTTCGACAAGATGAGATTTTCCTGTACCGCTGGGCCCACATAGCCAAACACGTTTGAACGTTTTGAGCGTTTTTAGGACTCGAGTAAACTGTTTGTGCTTAAGTCCATCGGGTACTTTGGTCTCTACGTCGTTGATTTTTACCACTATAGGACGTTGTAAGTGGCTGACTTTTTGGTCAATCATCTTACCGACCTCTTCGTGAGACTGTCTTACCTCGGTAATGAAAGAGTCTCGCATCTCTTCGTTTTTCTTGTAGATGTCGTCACCAATCTTGTCAGCGACTCTCTCCGCTAGCATATCCTCGAGGCTTCCAGCTGGAGCTGGAGCTGGAGCTGGCGCTGGTGTCGGAGCTGGAGCTGGTACAGTATCTTTGTCCTCACCAAAGGGGTTATGCTTGCCAAGTATAAACATGATAAGCTTATGCTTGCGAGTCGTTTGACACCAACTAGTTGGTTTGTTTTCGTCCTTGCATTTTTGCATTGCAAGAGATTTAATGTTGCTATGAGCCATAGCATCGAGTTCTGAATATGTATATTTACTCATATTTCGGTTCCTCCGATTTGGTTTGGGTTTTGAATTGTTTTATTATTTACTAGCATCTTCATTTACATTCAGATGCTAGAAAATAATATTAAAGGCTTCTCGTCCACAGTTCTATTAACGCGAAGAGTAATCCTAGTGACATCCACGCAGTTAATATTCTAAGGCCTTTACCGTTATTGTCGATTAATAACCATTCGTAAAAATCCATAATTTGGTCAAATGTCGACGTTATTTTATTCATTATTCTCATGATTTTTCCTTTCTTCTTGTTATAGATTACTTCTTGGATATAATCCAAGTCGCAATGATTGCATTCTAGCTTACAAACTTTCCCTTCGCAATTACATACTAGTTCGTGTTCATAGCAACTATTGCATATCTCACTACAGGCTGGACATCCGTCATGGTGAAAGTGTAACGGTTCTTTACATTCTAATATTCTGCTCATTATTTGCTCCTTAATATCGATGGCATTCTGTTTGAAAGTATTACCTCGGTAATACCGTCGATTACATAATACAGTTCTCTACTCGTTAGTCTAGAGCGCGTTATTTCACGCGTTCCACCACTTTCATTTACAATCATCTCCAGCTTGTATCCGCCGTACGCGCCGTCTAGCTCATAGCTTCCTACCTCTCCGCGTTCTTTGCTTGTTATATGGTTTAAGAAATCTACTCTTTCGCGTAGAGTGCTTATTGTTATTCTCATGGCTTATTACCTCCAATATTGACGGCATTGTATCTTTCTAGCTTACCACATTAGCCGTCACTTAATGCTGGCTTGCTACTTCTATGCGTAGAGCTTGCTACTTAGCTATGGTTCGCGTAGATAGCTTTTTACGGCCTGTCTTCGCGTAGATAGCTCTATGCTAGCTCGTCTTATGCGTAGAGAGCCCTACAGGGGAATCGAACCCCTACGCGCCTAAGCGCGCGTTCCCAAACTAGGGCTTTGGCTGTGTATTCGTACGCGCTAGCGCTTACACGAACGCGTCCGCTGAAAGTTGACCGTTCTCGTCGAGAAGGCCTTGCAGACCGTCTGGCGCGCTTACCCATGCGTCCTCGATTGCTCTTCGCTTGTGCTCGTGAGCGTATGTGCTCGTAGGGAAGTCACTCACGAAATCCTCCGCGTAGCAGTCAAGAGCTTGTTGCTCTTCGCGGGTAGGCACGTCTGTGTGTGCGGGTTCGATGCTTGTTACTTGTTCTTCGCGTAGTATGCTTATCATAGCTAGTTACCTTTCTTCGCGTAGGATACCCTACGCGTTTGTTGTTATTCGTTAGTCACTCGGAATAGCTCCGTCAGCGACCCGAGAATATACCCAGGAAAACCAATACAAGTCAAGGAAAAAATGCTTTATCGTCGGTAAAGGGAGGCAAAGCAATCCTCTTACGCGTAGAGAGAGCTAGCAGGGAGCTAGAAAATAATGATTGCCCGAACGCGAAACGCGTACTCAACGAAAATCGCCGAGCTAGCACCGAACGCGTAGGGGGTACGTGTATATATAGTACAAACCACAGATTTTTTGCACTATTTTTAAGTATCTCAAAAGCTTCTCACATCACACAGAATGGCTAAGCTATAAATATATATACATGTATATCAATAACTTACAGACACACCATTATATTATATATAGCAAAGCCATAGCTTTGCCATAGCCTTGCTATAGCTTAGCTATAGCCTTGCCATGCATATAGAAGTAGAAGTAGAAGTATAAAGTAGAAGTATATACCTAAGGTTTACTAGCCTTAGATTTATACACAAAATACGCACTCAACCTTTTTTTTCTTTTACTAACCCTTATTTTGGATTTATATTAAGGCAAGTCAAAAATTATTTTTTTGAAATTTTTTAACAATCAAAGGAGAAATGCACATGGCATATGAGGTTAAGGACAACACTTTTTCAATTTTTGAAAATCAGAATAAAACTAACGATAGACAACCTGATTTTACAGGAAAAGGTAAATTCAACGGCGAAGAGATAAAAGTCGCTGGTTGGAAACAAACAGGAAAAAGTGGTACGGATTACGTTGCTTTCAAGATAGAAAAAGAAGGTGAATACGTTGCCAAAGGCTAGAATAGCAAAAAGAAAATATAAAAGCCCTGCTTGGACAAGAAAAGCAGGGCAAAACCCAAAAGGCGGATTAAACGCAAAAGGAAGAGCTAGTTATAAAAAAGCTACTGGCGGAACGTTAAAAGCGCCTGTAAAATCTGGTGATAATCCAAGACGTGCTAGTTTTTTAGCTAGAATGGGAAATATGCCAGGCCCAGAAAGAGATAGTAAGGGTAGACCAACTAGACTTTTACTTTCTTTAAAAGCTTGGGGCGCTAGCTCAAAAGCTGATGCTAGGTCAAAAGCAAAGAACATGAGTAAAAGATTAAAAGCAAAAAAGAAAAGGAAATAAAATGCCTAAAGTAGGAAAAAAGAAATTCCCTTACACAAAAAAGGGTAAGCAAGACGCTAAAAATTATGCTAAGAAGTCTGGCAAGAAAATGACAAAAAAGAAATCTTATAAAAAAAGCGTAAAGAAAAAATATGGCAAGTAAAACTGCTACAAAAAGAGACCCGCAAAAATGGGCTAGAGCTAAAGCTAAAGCAAAAGCTAAGATGGGCGGAAAGCATTCCGCTAGAGCAATGCAGTTAGCTGTTAAATACTACAAGGATATGGGCGGAACGTATTCTGGTAAGAAGTCATCTAGCAATAGTTTAAAAAAGTGGGGTAAGCAGAAATGGGGATATGTAACAAAAGGCGATGAAAAAAAGCCAAAAGCTAAACGCGGTAGGTATTTACCAGAATCTGTTAGAAAAAGTTTATCTCCATCGGAGAAATCTTCTACAAACAGAGCAAAAAGAAAAGCTAGCGCAAGTGGAAAGCCAGAAGCTAAGTATAGCAGAAGGATAAGAAGGAAAGTCCGCAGAGCTACCCGATGAAAGTCAAATGCCGAGGTGTCGAATTTGATGTCTTAACAGTTGATGAAGCTAAGAAAAAAAACATAACGCCTGTAGAAAACTGGAAAGACGCAAAAGAAGGAGAATGGATACAAACATTTGATGATAAAATTGTTAAATGTACAGGTAGAAGAGAAGAAAACCCTTCTAACACAAAAAAGAAATATACTTTTATAAGAACAGGGTACGGCGAACGCGGTACTCATAAAAAACATTACTACGCTCAAAAGCAAAAAGACTATGATAGAGATAGTTACTACTTTGGCAAAGAATTAGTTAAAGATGTAAAACCTACAATAAAGCAAAGAACTTTTGTTGATTTTTTATTTTTAAATGGAATTACAAATAAACTAGGAATGTGGGATGCTGAGTCTATAATTTTAGCATATCAATCTGTTTATAAAGATAATAATCCAGACCAAGCCTTACGAAGAGGCTTAACAATACTTAAAAGAAAACATATAAGGGAATATATTGCAATGAATATGAGAGATAAACTAAGTGCAATGGGTTTAGATGATGATTATGTAGCAAGTAAGTACAGAGATATGATTGAAAATTCAGAAACACCTCATGCAACCAAGTTAAACGCCTTGAATAGGGTAAGTGATATGCTAGGTCACATGGTAAAAGAAAAGAAGGAAGAGCACATAGAAGGTGTATTCGCTCTTTCTGATGGAGATGTTAAAAAATTAGCATCTGTAAGACAAAAAATAGCAGAGACAACATATGGCCCTAAAAAAAGAAGTAAAAACCAAAGGCTACACGAGTCAGCCTCGGTTAAAGAGTAAAGAAGTAGACACTACTCAACCTGCGGTAATAAACATCAATGATGAAAATTTTACTATTGATGGCTCTGTCGCTAAGTATATTTTAAGTTTACTAGAGCAAATTGACATAATGGAATCAATGTTTGGAGATTATGGCGAAAGTTAATAAAAATATTAAACATTTGTCTGATAAAGAAAGATTGCAAATGCTAAAATCTATGTATTTAGATATTTTTACGTTTGCAGAGGTATTATTTGGCGACCCAGAAAATTCAATGCATTATCATTGTCGCTCCAAATCGCCTGATTTTCATAGGGAAATTGCAAAAACCTTGATAGACATGCATGCTGGCGATAAACTAGCCGTAGTGGCGCCAAGAGACCACGCAAAATCGACATTTATAAACCTTATCTACCCTTTACATAGGATTTTATTTGGAGAAGAGCGTTTTTTACTGCTTATTTCAGAATCTGAGATGCAATCTAAGTATAATTTAGAAGCCATAGGTAATGAAATAGAATTTAATCCTAAACTAAAATATTTTTTTGGAGATAGGCGTGGCCCGATTTGGGGTAAAGAAGAAAAAGAAATAATTGGCGGTTATGATAAGAATGGTAAATCAAATGTTATGTGTAAATGCCTTATTCGTGGTACGGGTCAAAAAGTAAGGGGTTTAAAATATGGTGCATACAGGCCAACTCTAACAATAATTGATGATGGAGAGGGTGAATCTAATAGCACTACCCCTTCAGCTCGAGATAAATTTAGGCGCTGGCTAAATGGTGCAGTAATTCCTGGCTCTGGTGACGCTAAACTTGTATTTATAGGCACTATAGTAGATACAGATTCGTATCTTAATAGAATAGCTGGGCCATTAGCATACGATAAGCATGGTAAATATAAGGTCAAGGGTTGGAG